TCATCAAATAGCGTTTTCTCCCTCCCGGCCTGCCAACGCTTTTCGGCCTCTTTACAGTTCAATACGGCCTGCTTAAAATACGTGTCTTTCAATTCGATGCCGATAGCCTTGCGCCCCATTGATACCGGCGAAAAAACTTCACTTCCAACACCCATAAACGGGGTCAAAACAACTTCTCCAGGGTTGCTATAAAGTTCGATAACCCGATCAATAACGTCCAATTGCAAAGCGTGTACGTGTTTCTCGTCGTCCTCGTCTCTGCTATCTTGAAACGGCAAAACGTTGTCAATCCGAATGTCATCCCAAACAGACGATGCGTAACGCCTCCAAATGTTATGAGAAAGACGGTTCTTTTTGTGGTCGCCTTCAAATCCGTGATACCGCTTTTTAAGCGCCTCAAATACTGCCAATTGCTCATCAATTTCGTCCATAGAAACGCCGTCTTTCAGTAGGTCGGGAATATCGCCTTTGAGCGCCTTAACCATGTGCGGTAAAAGCGGGTATTCACCGGCGTAGTGGTGTAGTCCTGCCTCATGCGTGACCTTTACGGCGCGTTCTCCACGCTTTTCAAACAGCAAAAGGTAGTCAGGCATTGCCGGGTAGGCTTGCGTCGAATCTTCAACGATCATCAGGTGCATGAGGCTTTTTACCATTGTACGCATCCGAACCTTTAGCGGCTCCTTCCAAATTGTTACCGTGCAACGGTGTTTGAACCCGTGCTTTTGATGCAACACCTTTACCTCGTGCGGGAAGTCCCAAAGGTCACCATCCGCGCCCATGATGTCGGTAACGTGAACAGCGGTAACGCAACCGGGCTTTGTTACCCTGGCAATTTCGGCAATAAGGAAGTCATATTGTTGCAAAAATTGCTCCCGGCTTTCGCAGTTTGAAAAATCGTTTTCGCTGCTACTGTAATTGTACAACCCGGCAAACGGAGGGGAGTACACGCTAAGGTCAACACTTTCAGCCGGCAGCGTCGGCAGCACGTACATGCAATCGCTTTCGTACAAAGCGTAATTTTCGGTAATAACTTCGTTCTTAATCATTTCGTTTTATTTTAAAAATGAAGGCAGTGTTACGGGTTTGTCAAATTCGCGGGTCGTAGCCTTGTACCCGTTTGTGGCGTTCTTAATCGTCTCGAAAAGTTGATCGGTCTTTTTCATTTTGGCAATCAGGGCATCCATTACCCGCTTTTGCCCGTCTGAAAAAATAAGGTCTGCAATAACCGGCTTCTCTTGCCCGAACCGCAAAAAGCGGCGAATAAGTTGGTAAAGTTGCTCGTATGAAAACGAGGGGAAAACGGTCGTATGGTTGCAGTGTTGCCAATTCAAACCAAACGCCGTTATACGGGGCTTGGTGATGAGGTGTTTAATCCCTCCGTCCAGGAACGCTAACAAAATTTCTTCCTTTTGGTCTATGCTCATTGGGCCTTTGATCTGCACCGCGCCTTTGTCGCTGCGTTCAATGATGTCGGCTTCGTCGTCCAGGTTTACCCAATAAACGGACGTCTCGTGCGATGCGGCCAGTTCTACGGCCTTAATGCACCTGTCCTCCACCGTTGCCCGGCGCTCTGCCAAAATTTCACGGTTGGTCTTTGCGACGATGTTAAAAAGTTGGTGCTGTCCGTTTATAATGAGCGGCTTTTTGTTTTCAACCCAATGGATATTTTGTACCAGTTCCGGTAAAATATACCGGCTGTCATCGTATCCAATATCCGAGGGACGGCGAACGCTGATTGACCAACTTGCAACCCAATCAAAAAACGCCCGTTCGGCGTGTCCTTTCAGACGCCATTTTGTGCCAATGTTTTGCGGGCTAATAGTGTTACCTTCCGTGTTTTTGAAAAACTTACTGAGCATATCCATGTAGCCCATGTACCCCAACGCCTCGCTACTGGTACCAAGTTCAATAAAATCGTTTGGTGCAGGGGTAGCAGTATTCAGGAAACGGTACTTTACCTTTTTCATAAAGGCGGTCACGGCTTCGCGTGTCTTACCTTCCGCGTTTTTGAGTATCGAACTTTCATCGAGAATCACGGTATCGAAATCGGACGGCTCAAAATAGTGGATACGCTCGTAATTGCACACCACTATTTTTTTAGTGTACTTGCCGTTTTTGCTGTACTCAATGTCATCAATGCCAAATTTTTCGGCGTCTTTCAGAAATTGAAAAGCAACAGCCAAAGGACACATAATTAAAACCGGCTTGTTCGTGTGCCGCATGTAGTTGACGGCGATAACCAGTTCAATAAATGTCTTTCCTAATCCGGTATCCAGGAAGTTGGCGAAGCGCCCCCGGAGGATAGAAAGTTCTGATACGTGGCCCTGGTGCGGAAACATTGTGTCCGGGATCCAAGTCGGAGTTATCCCAAACTCCTGAACGCTGTGCCGTTTTGCCTCCAAAAACTTTTGGTAGGCGGCTAAAGATTTTTCTTGCATGGTGGTGTAAAATTTTGTCCTGCAAATATCTGTACTATTATTTAATTGTACAAACTTTTTTAAATAAAAAAATCCGCACCCTGTTTCCAAAGTGCGGAACCTCAAAATATACACCAAAATACCTTAATCTTTCTGCTTCGGCTTTCGCCCGCTGTTGTGTCGCGTGTCGGTCAACCTTGCCTCATCGATGTTTGCCATGAATGCCGCCGGGTCATTGCCCGCCTCATCTACGATTACCTGAATGACCCTTTGGATTGAAAACAAGCGCTTCCCGTTTGCCTTGTTGAATAGGTTGGCTCCTTCAATCCATTGCCGTATACTATCCGGTACACAAACCCGGCTCTGCCGTTCCTTTCTTTCCGTTTGTTCTGCCATGTCTGAAATTTTGACAAATGTACGGGTATTTCGGAAAGTTGTACGGATTATTTTTTTAGAACGGGATCGGTTCGTCTAACTTCGGCCTTGCCGCTGAAAAGTCAGTTGCCGGGAAAGCGGGTATGGTTTTGCCTTGTTCGTGGTATTCGTCGGGATCGGAGAAGCCGCGAACGCCGTTATAATCAACCCAAACCGAATCCGTTGGCCGCATCCGTTGTTTGGCGTAGATTATTTCCGCTTTCCCTTTCAGGGAGTTACCGTTTTGATCTTCAATTATCCCGTACTTTTCAGGCCGGTAAATCAATTCGACCACATCGGCATCTTCAACGATGCTACCCGAATCCTTAATATCTGCCAACGTCGGGCGCATACTACCGCCCCGGCGCTCAACATCCTGTAAAATCTGCGCTAAGGCGATGACAGGGATATTAAGGCTGTTTGCCATTAACTTCAACTTTGTGTCAATGTCGGCAATTTCCAGCGTCCGGCTTTTGTTGCTATGCCCGTCTTTGACTTTTTGAATAAAATCAACAATCGCAAAATCAATCGGCTGCTTAAAATGTTCGGCGTAACAAGTCGAGATAAAGTGGTTAACGTCATTCGTTTCGTCAATCCATACCACGTTCATTTCCTCTACATACTTCCTGGCATCAACAATTTGCTGCCTTTGCGCGTCGGTCAATACTGCCCAATTATCATCATGCGTGTACCCGGTAATCATCCCGATTAATCGTATCTTCATTAACCGCACATTCATGTCCAGGGAAAGAAAAACACCCCGCGCCCCTTCGCGAATAAACCTAAGCAGGTCGTTGAGCATCAGCGTAGTTTTCCCCATGCCAGTCCTACCCGCCCGAACAAACAACGTTCCAGGCTCATACCCGATATTTAACCGGCCATTGATAACCGTATTCAGTGACGGCTTACAAGGGTAGTCTATTTCCAGTCCTTGCATTTTTGCCTCAAACCAGTTATCAAACCAAATATCCTGCGCTTTGCCCTGTGTAACGTATGCCATGCTATCCCGCCGAAAGTCATCAGCCGCCCGGCGTATTTGTTCGGCTTCCCAATTCTGTGAAATACCGTGCTGCGCGAATTGTGCCGCCCGGAACTCTACCCATTGCCGGTATATCGGCAAAAAGAAGTCTAAGGCCGCGTTTAGGTCGGTGTCGGCGTGTCTCCCCTGAATCTCGAATAAGTCTTTTTCGGTAACGTCTCCCCCAGGCTTGCAAACCGTGTACGCCGAATAACTTTTCCCTGTGCCGTAAAACTGCTCAAAGACCGCACAGGCCGCTTTGTCGTATCGCGTCTGCTTCCACCACGCCGGATGCACTTTGTGTGCGACAGCGGCGAAGATGTGCGGCTCACGCAGGATTGCAGCGAACAGTACCTCGGCGGCTGTTCTGTATTGCACTTCAATTTCTGCCCCAGCGCTGTACATATCCGGGTAGATTGGCCGGTGTTGGCCGTTTTGGCGGGCGTATGCTGGTGCGTGTTCCATGTTAGGCGGTAATTACGGCACAAATACCTTTCGGGTAGTATTCCATCGAAATTGTTTCTTTGGTGTACGACATTGACCATTTCGGGCCGAACATCTCAAACACCTTTTTCCGCGCCAAATCTTCATTTTCGGCGTTGACCTGTAAAACGCTGTCTTTGTCCCACACTTTGCCGCCGCCAATTTGGTGGACGTGTGATTGTCCGCAGGTAAAAAAGAACTCTTGCATATCGTTTTATTTTGATTGTGAAAATTATACGTCATCGGCGTCAAAGTATATTTTTACCGTCACGGTTTGCGCCCCATTGCTAAGATGCTGCCGCTCCCGAAGTTCGCAAACTGCTCCCGATTTTATTATATCAATCAGTCTATTTTTCCCGCTTTCATCAAGTAGGGCAGCAAGTTTTTTATAACCGGCCTGCTGAATCATTTTACCTTTTGTCAATTCTTTTTTTTCTGGTTTCATGCTATTTCGTTTTTGATTATGAATTTCATTTTTGCCGCCACATACGCGGCGTTGATAGCGTCTTTCGCTTCCGGGCTGGCAGGCGTCCAAAATTCTTTCATCCATGCCTTCGCGCCGTCAATGCCCATGCTATCAAACATTTCCAGCCATAACCGCTCCAAATGCGGTTGCGGGTTGTCGCGGGCCTCAATAAACACCTTTGCCATTTCTCGGATTGATTCTTTTTGCTCGTTCGGGTTTGGCTCCATGTTTCGGATCATTTTAGCGACGCCCCATTGCTTCAGGTATTCCCATCCTTGCGCGTCCGGTTCGGATATTGCCAGTTCGTAGAGTTTCTGCTTTGCCGTTGCGTGATCGGCTGTTATGATCCAACGTAGCGCCCAACGAACGTAAATTCGGAAACTGATCTCGTTTCCTTCCCGTATTTTTTCGCCCCATGCGTTGTTGTACGCATCGGCATACTGCCTGGCAAACGCCAAAACTTTGCGCCCGTCGCGGGCAAACACAATCCCATCCCACTTTTCCCATGCGCCGTTATCCAACCCACATTTTAGGCGGGTAACGTCGTCGGGTAGCAACATCGGCCCGTTGTACAAATCCTCAACAGAGAGCCGCGCTAACAGGCTTATGTCTGTGATCGTGCCAAAGCGGCGGTGAATTGCCGTTAGGCGGGATGTTGTTATGTCGAGGGGGTGGTGCATGATTTGAGCCTTCTGTATTTTCTATGCGAGATATACGCCGGGTCAGGCGCTTTTTGCCCGACAGTATTTGCAGCCGGTACCCATAGCGGCGGGTCGTTCCATTTTGCCGACATTTCGCACTCGTCGCCTTCTTGGATAACATCTCCCTCTTTCAGGTAGTAATATTCTTTTTCTTTGAGCGCGTATTGGCGGGCGGTTTCAGTATCATTTTCTTTTTCAGGTGTCATTTTTCATTCTGCTTTTTGCTCCAACCGCAACTGCGGCCCTTGCGGTGAATAGTTAACCGGCGCTGCGCTGCGAAGCGGCGCTTGCGGCTGCGGCCCGGCGGTGTGTTGTGTTGTAGCGGGGCTTTTGGCGGCGTCGAACTCCTTTTGCCGTTTCAGCCACGAACCCAGGGCGGCGTGATGCTGGCCAAATGTTTCCCCTTCGCGCTTATTCCGTACCAAGTTGCTGCAAAAGTC